TAGCCCGCCGCGCTCAGGATCAGTAATTGATCTAGACTGAGCAGCCACGCCAAGGGCTTGGGTAAAGGACTGCTGGAACAACTGCGCACGCTGCGAATTAACATGTTCGTTGTCAACAGACTCAGCGATAAACACTGTAGCATCTATGACAACAGGTTCATATGCGTCTGGCAACAAGTCTACCGGTGTTACACCGTCATAATCAGGCGGAGTTTTTGAATACTCGCCTATAAGAATTTGATCCACTGGAGCTTTGGGGTAGATAAAGAATTTGTTGGGGTTCCGCACATGCCTCATAAAGTTTACAGCTGGGCCTGCTGGATCATTCATCCATGTAGGATACGCTTGATCCAATGCCTCGCGGTTTGTTTCAATAATACCGTTACCGTCCTTGACTGAGTAAATCTCGATCAAGCGGATAGAGTCATCTGGAGTAGACTGAACAACCGCACCGTCTGTACAAGGGATTTCGCCAATGTAAGCAAAGAGGTCTGGGCGCAGCACAGCAATACGCTTCAGTGCTTGGTTTGCAAACCCCAGCAGCACGGCATCACTATAACGCAACGGAGTATTCGTATCTTGAATAATCCGTCTAACCTCTAAGATTACATCGTCTAAAATCATTGCTCAACCCACGCTTCGTTATCTGGGGTGCTAGGGTCATCAGCAATATAATGGCCTTTGCTATTTCTAGCACGCTCTAAGCTCCTAGTTACTTCTGCAGCCAACTCCGGTGGAGTAGTATCTGGCTCTTCTGGTATCTCAGTGTCTAACTGTACCTTAGGTTTACGCCCTTTTTGTTTTTTGGGTATAAACTTTTCAGGAAATGCTTCTTCTTCCGTAACCTCTACGGTCAACGGGTTTTCCGCCAGAATTTCGTTCCAGCCGTAAATCTCACCGTCGTTGATGTTCTTAAGCCATCTAGCCATTACGACCTCCTCACAGGTTTAACACGTTTAGCCTTGCCTGCAGGCTGTCCTATTCGCTTCTTCTGCGCCACGCGACTCTTCTTTTCCGCCGCTGTTAACTCTGACGCAGTCTTAGGCGTTTCGCTCGACACTCGCTTGCTCGGCCTACAATATGGAGTACCACGTTTTTCACCTTGTTGTCTACCACAAGGCTTACCAGTGCGTACATCCACCCACTTCTCCTTAAACCACCGTTTAAGGTCTGCCCCCTCTTTACTTTTTCTTACTGCCACTTTTATTACCCCAGTTCTTAGCGCCTACTTTACGGCACTTTGCTAAGGCACCTGACGCGTAAGCCGAGGGCCAAACTTTATATCTTGACTTCACCTTATAGTAGCAGGCGTCTTTTTTAGATTGTGCTTTAGGTGCCGCCATATCTATTACCACTTCTTACATGACCAATATCTTGCGGTCATCTTTCATGGAGGATTGCTGTCACAGCCATGCCTCGCACGAAAATTTTTGCGCCGCCCTGGCTGATCTTTTTTGATCGTCATGTTGGCATCGCCAAATCGAATAATTTTTTCTTTACCATCTTGACAGGCTTTAACAACAAATTTTTTGCCACCCTGTACCTGCCGCTTTGGCTTGTTACAAGCCATCTTCGATTTGTCGATCTGCTTAGCCATACTATGCCTCCGTAAAAAATACAGTTAGTGTAGTACCGGCCTGAACAGTTGCGTATATCCCATCGTGAAATAACACGCCTCCCTTAGGCATATCTAAATAATCTGTACTTTTTCCATACACCTGATAGACATATGGTGTTAGCCCTGAAACAGAGCTAGTGGCGGAATCGTAAAAATTGTAAGTAGAGTCGCTAGACAAAGGATGGTAAACAACAACTTTGTTTATATAAGCCCGTTTCGCACTAACAACGTCACTTGCGGTTAGTTGTACGGCTTTAACTCCGTGTTCATCAATATTTGGCATGTCCGCCTCCTGATTAGAGAGGGGGGCCGAAGCCCCCCAATCCTTTATGAGCAGTCAACCATTACAACTGTCAGCGTCATAACTGCTGCGTCTGCTGCGTTAACAGTAGTCACATCAATCGTATCTGCTGCAGTGTAATACTTACCGCTTGCCAAACCAGTAGGAGTACCGGCTGACGGAGTGGTAATGTAGGCTGCTGCCGTGTTAGCGTTTACGCCATCAAGGTAGCCATCTGGATCGTCGCCGTCGCCAACGTCGATTGTCAGAGTGCCGCCCTCAGCAGTGGTGACATTAAGAGCTACCGAAGTAACCAGCGTATTTGCTGGAATCTTGATAACTTCCAAAACGTCAGTTGCTGCTAGCGCAGTAAGACCTGCAGCCGCACGAGCAGTCGTGATAGCCGCGAAGTCTAGGGTTACAGAAACAGCTGAAACCTTGTTAATGCCCGCAGCAACGTGTGCCGCGCCAGTACCAAGATTATAGCCTTTACCGTCATTATAAGTAGCCATGATCGTCTCTCCTTATACGCTGACAACCATAGTTGCGAGAGCTTCTGGCTTAACTACTTTATAGCCATAAACTTGCAAACCACGGATAATGTTGCCGAAAGTTGTCTCTGAACGGATGGTTTCCATATTTGTCATCTGAGATGCAAAAGTGAAGCCCATCTTATGACCAGCAATACAGCTGAACTCAGCACCTGACTTGTACAGGTTGTGAGACACATAGACTGTGAAACGGTCAATCATGCCAAGGCGACCATTGCGAAGAGGTGAAGTGTTGTCGCCAGTGATAGACGCGTCTTTCAAGTCAGATTGCTTGATAAGACCAGCCATCTTTGCTGGGATAACAAGGAAACGATCCTGTTCAGGACAGTTAGCCTCGTCCAACACAGTACCCGCATCAACAATAGAGTCGATGACATTGGTCTTTGTCAGAGATAGTGGAGTACCGGCTACACCCAAGTTTAGGTTGCCGGAGATACGACCAGCTGTTGCACCTTTGTTGCTCGCGCTAACGTCAGGCAACAGATCAGTCAACACGCGCTGGTCAATCTTGATCTTCATACGCTCAGAAGCGTCTTTAGACCACTGATCCATCAATGCGATGTCAGACTGAACTTGGTCAACGTCGTCTTCAACGCAAGCGAAGTATTCGCCTTTGTCGATTACGAGCTGCAGCTTAGCCTTGTCAGGGTTTTCGACTGCAAGAGTCTGACCCTTAACGTAGGTTTTGATGGTGATTTCTGGAGTGGTGCGGATGTTAACCGTATCACCCATGTTACGAATCTCACCTTCGTAGTCAGTGTTAGAGATTGCGGATAGGACAGTCGCATCGTAGAAATTCTCGATGAGTTTGCCCGACCAAATCTCAGGGATAAAATTGCCGGAGTAGTCCGGACGACCTGATGATACTGCAAAAGCCATGATAGCCTCCTTCTAATTATGCAGTGACTATGCGACCTTCTCGCTGGGCTGCGAAAATGTCACGCTCTATTCGGCCACGCTCCTCTTCCCGACCTTTGTACTTACCTTTACGGACGGCATCAAAGAAGCCTTCAATGTCCGCTGGAGAGTACGTCTGGCCTTCGGATGGCATAGTATTTGTCCCTGAGCGACCTCGCCCTGGGGATACCTGCTTCTCCAACTGGTTAGACGGAGCCTTCCGACTGGTTTGAGCAACTGACACACTTTTTGCCCCTGGCCAAGACATGAAGAACTGAGCCACGCGGCTTGAATCTAGATTAGCTTGCGCGTCTTCTAGATACGTTTGGCGTGAAATTCCTGTAAGTGGGTCTACCTCCAACAGCCATGACTGAAAGTCAGCGCTCTCGTTGATAGCGTTCCAATCAGGAACTCTCCTTGAAAGATCAGCCCAAAACCCCTGCTCTGCTGATTGCGCCTGTGCGTGCGAGATTTGATTCATCTGCGGTAATACGCTGGCTTGCATCTGCACGATCTGCTGTTCAAGCTGTGCCACCCGAGCGTTGGACTGAGCCAACTCCTCTCGTGCTGCACGCCGCATAACATCAATAGAATCCCCGTACTCCTGAACATCTTTATCTGTAATCAAAGGATCAACAGACTCAGGCTGCGCAGGCTGAGAATTTAATGTGCTAAGCAGCTGCTCCATTTGAGCAACAC